CTTTAGTAGTATATTCTTCTAATGGTTTGTCATCATCAAAAGGAACTAAAGAACCTTCTTCAATCATTTTTTGAGCTAACTCAGCTAAACCTGACTTGTCCACTTTAGGACGGCCTTTGTTTCCAGCTTCTTCTTCTTGAGCAATTAACCCATCAAGCTCAGCAATTGTTTCTTCAACTTCTGCTTTGTTTTCTGCTGCTTCCTCCTTTTCTTTTGGAGTAGCAGGTGTGTCAAGGAACGTAGTGTCAATATTCTCTTTAGAAAATACTGACTTTGGTTTATCATCTGCTGCACCATCTGAAGGAAGCATAATACTTTCTGCACCTGGTGTACCAAACAACTCATCAATGTTTACATCAATCTGATCCACCGTTGTGGAATCTTGTACCTCTTTTGAAAGGTCTTGTGCTTCTTCACTCATTTTTGTTGGTTTTTGTTTATACTTTAATATACAAAATAAACTTGATAAATTTAAAAGTGCTCATGTAATTTTTTGTACTATATAGCTAATTACTTTTTCTTTTTATCATCAGACTTTTTATCAAATCTGTTTTTGTTTTCTTTTGCAATCTGTAGTTGCTTGTCAGCTATTTCTTTTTGAACTTGTAACTTCTGTTGTTCTATCTGCATCTTTTGAGAACTTCTCATGTTTTCTGCAGATTGTTTTTCTCTTTGTAAGTTAGTTTGTTCTTGATACTGCTCAGTCTGTCTAATATCCTTTAGGGCATCTTGATAGTCTGACATCTGATTTTCATTAACATCAACAGAAGCTCCAAATCCAGCAGATCTAATTTCAGCAACAACAATGTTATTCTCAAGTTGTTTAGCTTGTTTATCAGCTTCAGCTTGAATTTGCATTTGTTTTTGTTTTTCTTGAGATGCCAACTGTTCTTGTTGCATTTGTTGTTGAGCTTGTTGTTCTTGTTGTTTCTCTTGTTGTTGTCTTTGCTCAGATGATTTAAGCACATTATTAAGTTCAGCAATAGAGTCTGATTGAACAATCTTACCAAGGTCATAAATACTAGCTCCTGTAGTGTTATTCTGTAAAGCCATTTGTTTCAATTGCTCAAGAATAGCTCTATGGTTTGCTGTAGTTGTACAGAAGATATTTAAGTCTCTCATTAACAAGTCAGTACCATTAATTTGGAAGTTGACTTTTTCATCAGCTCCTGTAATATAAGTAAGTCTTGCAGATGGTTTTGTAGAGTTATAGAACTGAGCTAAGTCTGTTCTCATCTGATGTACTCTTGGCATTAAGTAATCACAGTGCTGTATAAAGAATACTTCAGTCTGTGCATATGATGCATTTGCTGCTTGCTCAACTCCGGTTGCGGTCATCTGAGCAATCTGTTGACCCATTCTTTGTGGATTAATACCAATTACTTCATATGCTTGTTGCTTAAAGTAAGTTGCAATATTAATCCTAGACATTAATCTTTCTGTCTGAGATAGATCTAATTTCTGGAAATGATTAAAGTTTAATGCATTCTCAGTATTTGTAATTGATGTATCAAGAGGAAGCATTTGGAAATCCTTCATTGCTACATAAGCTTTAGCTAAATTACCTTTCCCCCAATCTTCTCCTAAAGAGTGTCTAGGAAGAGTGTTCTGATCTAACATGATAATTGTACCTAACTCATCTACTAATATGTCAGCAATCTGGTTGTTTACTATGTTATATCCAATCTGGAATGGTTTCATTAAGTCTATCAATGCAGTTGACTTAGTATTTCTATCAGAGAATACAGAACCTTCTACAGGAAGCTTACAACCATACAATGTAGAATCTCCTTTAAATTGGAATCTTAATGGGCCAATATGGTTCTTATCAATACCAATATACATTGGTGAGAATCCACCTGGGTTATTCATACCCCAATAAGAAGGTAAGTTTGGTCCAATTTTTACACCACCCCAAGTTTCATTAATCCAGATCCAATCAATATGATCACCATATACTAAGTTATCCTTAGTCTTGTTTTTAAACAATCTAGTATCATAGATAGGTTTATTCTCAATCTTGTAATCTTCTGTAACTATTTCATTAATTACTTCTCCATTATCTGCAATACTTGTAAGGTGACCAATCTTTCTTTGAGACTTCCAGTACACTGTAGATACTCTTAATAAGAATGCTGTACCCTGATCATGATAATCTTCACCTTCCATTAAGATCTCATTGATAATATCACCTTGTCCAATAACAGTACCTGCCATAGCAGATGTGTATTGTCTGTATGCTAATGAAGGCATGTTAACATTCCACTCATGTGATTTAGTACCATCATAGAATGAACCGTCATTTTGTTGTCCTCCAATAGTATATCCAGCAGATCTAATTGGATAAACAGCTTCTAATGCAGCTAACTGTTTTTCTGTCATTAGATAACCATATCTATCAATAACATCTGATGGAGTCATCATATCTGTTTTACCTACCCAGTTAGACTGAGAGATATATCTTGAGTCTGGAGATTTGTGATAGAATGTAATAGCTGGATTCCATAATTCAACTTCATAGTCATCTTCCATCATACGGAAATGCCAGAACTCTCTATCTGTAATAAGCATATCACGGAAACCTCTTTCCTCTAGCTCATCCATTTTAAATCTCTCAACATCTACTTTATGTTGGTGAGAAGCCCATTGCTCTACCATTGATCTATAATCCTTTTTGAAGAATTGTTCAATTTCTGGCAAAGTCTTTAAGTTTTCAGGAGCAAGTTGTTGTTTAGCTTCTTCAGATTCAGGATCTAGTCCTTGTTCTAATAAAGCTGCAGTAAGTTTAATTTGAGCATCAGCTAGTAATGTCTCCTCAATCATACCTCTCTTTTGTTCCATCATCTCATTATATGAGAACTCATCTATAGCACGGTATGTAATTTTTGTAGAGCGTTTAGCAAATTCAGATACAAGAACATTAATAACATTTGGAATAATAGGATAGAACTTTAATTCTAGAGCAGACTGATCTTCTTTTGTAAGAACTTCAACTATATCTCTGTAATCATTATCATCTTCTACAATGTAATCAGACTTATCAATTATACCTTTTGCAAGCTTATAATTCTTCATCAGTCTTCTAGCATTTCTACGGATTTGTTTTAATCCTTGCCATTCTATCCAGTCTAGGTTCCAAGCAGCCCACTCTTGATCTTTATCCTTTTTAGGAAGAAACTGTAATGGTTGAGTAATAGAAGCCATTCTGTTGTGATCAGTCTTGGCTCCATTTTTAGCTTGCATTGCATTTATAACTTGCATATTCCTTTACTTTAAATTTTTAAAAGGAGATCTCTTAAATTTCTGGCCACTTGCTAGTTGACCTCTCCCCATGTGTCTAAACGGACTCTTATTTAATTTAAACAAATTTTCTGACTTTTGCAAGTTTTTAGCTGCATCATCCATGATAACTCTCTTAGCATATCCTCTATTAGATTGCTGTATTCTCATGAATGCTACCAATGCACAGAAAGAAACTAATCTATCCACATTGACACCTGCAGCATACTCTTGCATTTCTACTAATAACATAGGATCTGGTATCCGTTCAATACCATACTTAGTTCTTACAATAGTACCATCAGCTTTTGTTTCTACATCTAATTCTTCTTTGGTATACTCAATAGCATAGTTTAACAAGTGAGCTTTAAATAAAGTACCCGTATTCTTCCAACCATACTCCTGGAATACATTGACATTAGATCCAAGATCTTTCAAGAACATGATCTGACTCTTAGGCACTAAGAATCTTTGTTTCTTTCTAGAGATCATATACTGGATAAATAATGAGATGTTGTTCTCAATTAATGTCCAGGCATTATACCATTCTATTATTAATTCTAGCCTCTGGTGAGTTTTATTCAAGTCATCAAATCTACCACACCATGTAGCTACAATTTTATCAGGTTCTATATAAGTCTCTGTTTCAACACCGGTAACCTTAGTAACTTCTACAGGAGCTTTCATTATGTATATAGAACATAGTGATTCTGAAGTAGTTGTCTTACCCTCTGACACGGGGTCAATAGAAGCATAGTACTGACCAAATGTTGGATCTTTAATAGGTCTTTCCCATACTACTAAACATCCTGTTTTATCTTCAGTCTTTTTAGTAATTGGAAACTCTTTGATTGGCTGTTTATTAGAAGCTTTAACAGTAGGCTTCCCGTTCTCATCTGTACTGATATCTAAGAACTCATAAGCATATTCTTTTTCTTCTATTCTTCTTCTTTGTGCAGCAATTAAATGCGGAGGGAAAACAGATACAGATCTATGAGCAAAGGCCTCTTCAATATTTCTTGGGTGCTGAGAAATCCTTAACTGGTAATCTTCTGGAGATAATTCACCTTTCCATTTAACAAACTGTTCATCTAATGCTTTTAATGCATCCTCTACAAGCGAATTACCATAAGTATCAATATGAGGAGGCATAGACCACTGTTCAGGAATAAATAAACCTGAGAGACCTACAGTACCTTTAGAATCAATAAGATCTGTTTCTACAGGATAGATATCTTTAGATGTTGGGTTTAATACCATATCTCTAAGAGGATTACATTGAGACAAATCCCCCACAGATCCTGCAGCAATAAACATCCCTGTTGTAATCAAACCAGATCTCATGGCTGGACGCATATACTCATATGTCTGGTCCATCTTAGGAGCAATCCCAGCCTCTTCATGAAAGAAGTATTTTACCGGACCCCCTACACCATTTGTAGGATCTTTCTCAAAAGACATACCTTGCATGGTACCTTTTAAACCTACTTCTGTTTTTCTGTCTCCTTTTCTTACCTCAATCTTCTGTTGCCACATCAATACTTTATCTGGAGACATTGGTCTATACCATGCCGTATGCTCATTTAAGAAAGCTGCATACTCAGACATAAATTTCCATGAACCTTTCTCATTGATATAATCTTTAAGGCTGGCACCCATTTTAAGAGTAACTCCGGCCTCAAACCATAACTGATTAAGTAGTTTAGATATGTGAAAGTAAGATGATGCTATCTGACGTTTCTTCAGGATAGCAACATGTTGGTAATTAAGTTCTGCAAGTAGCTCATACAAAGCCATGTGATACTGAGCATCCCTAATCTTTGCAAAGTCAAACTTCTGTTGCTCCTTATCAAAGATAGGTAAGAAGTTTAACCACATATAATAATCTCTGGTTAAGAACCATTTCTTATCTCCATTTATGTAGAATACACCTTTTCTACAACGAAGTTTTTGTTCATCCCAGTAGTTTATAAAGTCTTTAGATTTAAAAGGAGCAGTGCAATATACATTTTGATCTCTAAACTTTATGGCTTCTTGATTGAACAACAAACTTGTTTCATCAAAACCATACTGACCAGGCTCTTTAAAAATCTCCTTTATAGCATTAGCATACTCTTCTCTGGAGTTAAAACTAACTGATGTCCAGGATCCGTTATCCCAACACGGTATGTCTTGATAGATCTCACTCATGATTAACTGTCATATGCTAAGCCTTGCCCACCTCTAACTTTACTAGATTGCTCATCTTGAAGATCTTTGTATACTCCTTTAAATGATGCTCTAATCTGATCAAAGTTTTTAGCAGCTGCTACTAATGAATTAATATTCCCATCTCTACCTGCAGTAATACTTGTAGTCTCCATATATCTAGCTAATCTATCTAACATAGATGCCATACCTTTGTAAGCTCTAGATGTAGGAGTTTCATACATTCTTTGGCAGAACTGTAATGCTACAAATATATCAGAATCTTCTGGAGAAAACTCTGCTTCTATTTCTTGTAGAATAATACTTTCTTTGTCAATCTCCGGAGTATTGAAAAAAGGATTCATATCCGGATTAGGACAAGTCATGTAAAACAAGTACAAATATATCTTAAGATAATCTTCTGGATAGTTATCCATTATATCCTTAAGGGCTTTCAGTGTATAACAGTGTTCTGTAGGAACTACTACACCATTCTGCACATCAAATAGTCTTGCTATCATTTCTTTTTAATTTTATGTTTGTTATCATGTAAGTAATGCATGATACTAATAACCTCATCTACTAAATAAGGTACCGCAATAGGAATAACTTCTTTTACAATAGGATTACCCTCTGTATCAGTTTTAGCTATTGGGTAGCCCCACTTATCTTCACCTTCTTGTTCAAATGTAATATGATGTATGAATATCCGGCCTGGCTTTAATTTAGGATTATGCTTCAGAATAATATACATGTATATACTAAGCTGTAAAGCATAATGATTAAAGTTACAATCATCTAAATGATCTACTGGTGCAAGCAACTTATCTGATGCTCCTTCCCAGTTTACAAAAGATTCTGTTTTAATTTCTTTGTTGGTCTTATAGTCAATGATGTTTACTTTACCATTTACCACTTCAACTAAATCAGATTGTCCACATATCCCTGCAGATCTTAAGAATACCATGTGTTCCGGATATACTCCAGGTTCTAACTTTTGAGATGGTGCATATCTTAAACCATTAGTTTCTCCTGATGGAGGAATAACTGGAATAGTAACACCTTCTCTTTCCATAGAAGCCAAAGAACATAAGTCATCTTCTCTTTGGTTATGATAGAATGTTCCTAATGTAGT